CACGCCAGCACGCATGGCACTCACTAGGCACCGTTGTTGACTCAGCAATGACAGCTGAGGAGGCAATGCGTGAGGCTCACCTAGCAGGTTGGAATGTACGCAAGACTCCAATGTTCACCATCGATGAGGAAGGCAACCAGATCGAAGCTGACAACCGATTCGCAACGATCTACACCAACCCAGTCACAAAGGCAAATCAGTACCTTGGTGTCGTAGGCTCACACTACACACCAATCCAGAACGAAGATCACATCTCACTGCTTGACGCAGTAGTCGACGAGTCAGGTGCTCACTTCGAAACAGCTGGATCACTCAAAGGTGGTCGTGAGGTCTTCGTGTCAATGAAGCTACCTAACACGATGCAGGTCGGCGGCTTCGACGCTGTAGATCAGTACATCGTTGCAATGAACTCACACGATGGCACTTCGCCTCTCAAGTTCATGGTCACGCCAATTCGCGTTGTATGCGCAAACACACTCACCGCAGCAACAAAGTCAGCCAGGTCGAGCTTCAGCGTTCGTCACACTGGACAGGCTCAGTTTGCAATCAACGATGCACGCGAAGCACTTGCTCTTAGCTTCAAGTACTTCGATGAGTTCGAGCAGGCAGCCGAGAAAATGATCTCCGAGCAGGTCAACGATGATCAGTTCACCAAAATTGTTGAGCAGCTACTTGGCAAGGAGTCAGTCGAGACACCACGTCAGGAAGCAACGTTCAACAAGCACTTCGGTTCTGTGATGGAGCTATGGAAGCAGTCAGAGACTGTCAAGCCTGTCTACGGTACTAAGTGGGGAGTCTACCAAGCTGTTACTGAGTACACTGATCACTTTATGAGTGTGAACAGTAGCAAGACTCGAGACGAGGCCACAGCACGTGCTTTCCGTGCAGTGACATCATCTCAGATCAAAAACCTCAAGGAGGATGCGTTCGCATTGTTGAGCGCATAAGTTAGGGACGAGAGTAGGGGCCTTCGGGCCCCTACTTCTCATTAGGAAGGAGCAAGGTCATCGATAAGACCATAGCCGAGATCATCGATTTGAAACCGTCGATGGTCTACAAGATCCGTAAGGGTCAACGGTTCCCGAGTTTCGAAACAATGGTAAGAATAGAAAAGGAGCTGAACTGGAATGTCAATCAGCAAATTGAAGCACGTCGTCAAGGCGTTTATCACTCGACGTTCGAACGAGCAGCAGCTAGTCGAGCTGACTCCTCAGAATAGAAACCTACGCTTGATGGATCTGTACATCCTCAAGCACCTCGAAACACCTATGACTGATGAACAGCTAACCAGAGCATACAACCGCGTCAAATCGCGTTCTAAGAGCACTTACGGTGCCATCAGGAGAAGAAGGTACGAGCTGGCTGCCAAAGGTCTGATCAGAGACACAGGAACAGTTGTGAAAGGTAAGTACACAAGAAACATGACAGTATGGCAAACCTCAACCCAAATGAACTGAGGTATTGGCAAAACTTTGCTGAGGCTATGGGCAACAAGGAGTTCAGAGATCTCTTTGCTGCCCTGCTTCAGCGTAGCATTGAAGAAGACAACAATTTGATCGCACGCGAAGGTTTACAAAACCCTACCGTAAACCCTTTACAGTCTATGGAGGGCAACTATGAGCTTTGAGACTCGTGCCAATCTTCAAGAAGCGATAGACGCACATTTCGTTGACGAGTTCGGTACTACGAATGTATTTTCGAAGGACTGGGTGCTTGCTGCGCATGTGGTTAGCCTAGAAGATGCAAACGAGTTAGAGGGTAGACTGTCAATCCAAAAGGGTATGGGCACATCGATCTTCACTGCGATGGGCTTATTGTCATTCGCCAATGAAACGTACAGAGTAGACTACGGTGTCTACCAAGACGGTGGCGATGAGGACGATGAGTAAGTACGCACCAACACCTTGCCTTGAGTGTGACGATCACGCAACATTTCGGGGAAGGTGTGACCGCCATCAAAAAAAAGGCTGGCAAGGTTCCACAAGAAAAAGCCGACTACCTTCTGATTGGAACACAAGAAGACTGGTAGTTCTAAAGAGAGACAAAGGAGTTTGTTATCTCTGTGGAAAAGAAGGAGCCGACACAGTTGATCACGTCGTTCCAGGTGATGATCACTCGCTCACGAATTTGAAGGCAGTTCACGATAAGACTCCACCACACTGCCATAGATACAAGTCTTCACAAGAAGGAATAGCTGCACAGCAAGGTAATAGAATCAAACGTCGTTATTGATTTGCTTCTAAGAACCATCAGGATCCACCAGGATCCACGTTCCTTATTTGTTGAATAACTTATACATCCAGATAGGTACAGTCTGCCAGAGCATGACCAGAGGTACGGTGTAGGCCCCACCCTACTAGGTACCGTGCTCGGCGCGATTAGACCAGATACATTTTGGAGAAAGCTAAATAGGGTATCTAGCTTTTTTTCGAACCGCATGGTTCATAACTAAGAATCCCGCATGGGAGAAAGAGGTGCCGCATGGCAACAGGAAGACCAAACGGTCGTCCATCAAAGCCGGTTGAGCGTAAGCGTGATACCGGAACAGGACGCAATCTTCCAAATGCTCCGATGCCAGGCGAAGGCCTTGTCGGAGGGAGCGTTCCAACTCCGCCTGAAACCTTAGGTGAAAAAGGCATTGAGTTATGGAATCACGTATGGGTCGCAGGCAGATCATGGCTTGCGGTTGAATCAGACAAGACGATCGTCACATTGTTGTGTAATGCGTTTGATGAGCACGAGGACATACGGATCAAGCTCCAGACAGGTGAGTACCAACGCGTATACGTACACGCTAACGGATCACCAGTCACAACTCCATGGGTCACACAATTGAAAGAGCTACGTGCTCAGATGACCACATGGCTATCACAAATAGGATTCTCACCTTCCGACCGTTCACGACTAGGGCTAGCTGAAGTGCGGGTGCGCGATGAGCTAGACGAACTGTCGAGGAAGCGTGAAACAAGAGTTAGCTAACGCATGGATGCCAGCGTTCTCAGTGCCTCAAAACTCTGAGAGAACACGCGGACCATTCGTTACTGAATTTGCTGAAAAGCTGCTAACAGTCAGCCGAGGGTTCAAGGTCGGTGAACCACTTGTCTTTACTGATTGGCAAAGTTGGTTGATGGACCGGATCTTTGAAGAGAACGAGGACGGTACGCTCCGCTACAGGAGAGCTGTCGTCGGTCTACCGCGAAAGAACGGCAAGTCACTGCTAGGTACTACAATTGCGCTTGAGCACCTGCTTTTTGGACCTCAAGGCGCACAGGTTTATTCGGCTGCATCGGATAGAGCGCAGGCGAAGATCGTGTTTGGAGAAGCACGGCAACAGGTCTTGAACAACCCGACACTAAGTCGAGTGATCAAAGTTTATAGAGATGCACTTGAAGTGCCAAGCAAGGGAGCTGTTTACAAAGCTCTTTCGGCAGACGCGAGTGCTGCTCATGGTTTGGGTCCGTCGCTTGTAATAGCAGACGAACTACATGCGTGGCCAAGTTCACATACCAACAAGCGTGGTGACGAACTTTGGGACGCACTAGTCACTGGCTCCGGAGACCGCCCGGAATCGTTAGTGCTAGGAATCACCACTGCGGGTGGGAACACGGATACTCTGCTTGGACGATTGTACGAGCACGGAAAACGTGTTGTTTCGGGCGAAGTTGAAGACGACCAGTTTGGGTTCTGGTGGTGGGAAGCTAGCAATGAAGACGATCCGACGGACCCTAACATTTGGAAAAAGGCAAACCCAAACCTTGCAGAAGGACTGCTCGACGAATCAGACTTCGAAGCTGCTATCGCTTCATCTGGATCGGCGGGCTTTGCTGGTTTCCAGCGCTTCAGACTAAACCAATGGGTCAGACTTGCTGGTGAGGACTTTATGTCGCCACACTTCTGGGCCGAAGCAAAGCGAGAAGACAGCATTCAGCCAGGTGCACGAATCTGTGCTGGCTTTGATGGCTCTGTTTCAGGTGACGCAACCGGACTAGTTGCGATTGACATTGAGACTGGAACGATGAAGGTGCTTGCCTTATTTGAGCCAGAT